TTTCATTTTCTACTAAATAGTATAAGAAAAAGAAAACGATTTGGTGGCAAGTGGGTATCCACTGCTAAATCGAAAAATTTAGAGTATGTAAAACAATATTATGGTTATAGCAACGCAAAAGCAAAATCAGCCTTAGACATACTTGACACAAAACAATTAAACTTTATCAAAGAGAAATTGAATAAAGGTGGGAGAACAAAATGAGTGAAGAAAGTTTTAATTGGTCACCTGAACAGATGTTAGAGGTCACTCTAAAACAACCAGATGATTTTTTAAAGATTAGGGAAACTTTATCCCGAATAGGTGTTGCAAGTAGAAAAGATAAAACACTATTTCAATCTTGTCACATACTACATAAACAAGGAAAATATTACATAGTACATTTTAAGGAACTATTTGCTTTAGATGGCAAGAAGGCCACTTTAGTAGAAAATGATGTACAAAGAAGAAATACAATATCAATCTTATTACAAGATTGGAATTTATTAACAATTGTAAATCCAACTGCGGCTGAAAACAAAGCACCATTATCACAAATTAAGATAATTGCTTTTAAAGAAAAGAACGAATGGAATTTACAAGCAAAATATAATATAGGCAAAAAAATAAATACTGAAGAAACTAAAACTGAATAGGAGCATATTATGATTAGATTATATAGACTTACCACAGGTGAGGACGTGATTGGTAAACCAGTTAAAGAAGAAACAACAGAAACATATCAAGCACTTAAAAAACCTTTTGTATTAATTCCAATGCAAGGTCAACCAGGACAAGCAATGCAAATTGGTTTTCATGCTTACATCCCATACACAAAAGATGAAGTAATTAAAATCAAACAAGCGAATGTTATAACAGAGTCTACACCAGATCAATCTTTGCTTGACGCATATGAAAAAAATACAAGTTCAATAGTTACACCTAAAAAATCTATCATTACAGCTTAATGAGTGACATCAAACCTTTATTTTCTACCAGTATCGGTATTTTTAAAATCAAAGATATTGATAATTTAAAATTGATAGATTATGCGAAAAAAAATACTAAAGTAAATCAAATAAAAGAAATTAAAGATATAATTTCTAATCCTTTATTTAAAGATTTAAATAGTATTGTGTGGTTAAAGATGAAGGAATATATTAATGAATATTGTAAAAAAACTTGTAATATAGAATTAATAAGAGCGTGGACAAATATAGGTAGCGACAAATACATTGTTACACCTCATCAACACAAGGCCTCATCTATATCGGCTGTTTATTATCCTAGTGCTAGCAATGGTCAACTAGTATTAATGAATCCAATGACACCCTTGATGGTACATCTAGCAAGTGATATGGTTGGTAAATGGAATGAATATACTAGAGAATACTATACACATCCTACAAAAACTGGAGATTTAGTTATATTTAATTCCCAATTACAACATTATGTTACAGGTGGTAGTAATGATAGAATATCAATCGCATACGATGGAATAATTAATTTATGAAAAATGTAAAAGTGCATTTTAAGTTAAGAGATGGCAGCATTGAAACGGTTGAATGTCCTGAATATCAAACTGTAATGGAGGCTGCAAGATACTTTTCAGAAAATAATTATATTGAAACCATTGATGCTGAATGTAATGGTTCTTGTGCTTGTGCTACTTGTCATGTTATTGTAGATGATAAGTGGTTAAAAAAGGTACCTGCACCTAAAGATAATTCAATTGAACAAGATTTATTAGATTACGAACCATTATCTAAAAAAGGCAGTAGATTAAGTTGTCAAATAGTATTAGATAAGAGCCTTGACGGTTTAATTGTACATATTCCTAAATAACTTGACTTTTTTAAGTCTTTGTGTTATAATATTATATGAATTTAGCAAGTAGTTTTTATACAAACGTTGTAGAGCATAGAGGTAAACTTCTTATAAGAGGTGTCAATAATGGTCAATCGTATTTAAGTCGTATTAACTATAGTCCCAAACTATATCTACCTACAAAAGAACAATCTCAATTTAAAACACTAGATGGTATAAATTTAAAATCTAAAAGATTTGATTCTATTGTAAAGGCTAAAAACTTTTATAATGAATATAATGGCCTGCCTGAATATAAAGTCTTCGGTATGAATCGTTATAACTATCAATATATTGCTGACGAATATAAAGATGATGTGCGATGGAATAAAAACTATATTAAGATATTCACACTTGATATAGAAACCGAGTGTGAGAACGGCTTTCCTGATCCTGATACTGCAAAAGAAACGATTATCTGTATTACTGTAAAAAATCATACCAACAAACAGATATTAACATGGGGTACTGGTGATTTTATTTCTAAAAAAGCAAATTCGTCTTATATAAAATGTCAAAACGAAAAACATTTATTACTAGAGTTTCTTAAATTTTGGTGCAAAAATCATCCTGATATTGTAACAGGTTGGAATGTAAAATTTTTTGATATGCCTTATCTTATGAATCGAATGAGATTTTTGTTTGATAATGATACAATTAATAAAATGTCACCGTGGAATTATGTTAATGCTGATAGAATACAAGTTGGTAATCAAAACAAACAGATATGGAATATACTAGGTGTTTCTGTATTAGATTATTTTGACTTATATAAAAAATTTACATATGTCAGACAAGAAAGTTACAAACTAAATTATATTGCTAAAGTAGAATTGGGTGAGCAAAAATTAGATAATCCATATGAAACATTTAAAGATTTTTATACAAAAGACTATCAAAAATTTGTTGAATACAATATACAAGATGTTGAGTTGGTTGATAGACTTGAAGATAAAATGAAGTTAATTGAACTTTGTTTAACAATGGCCTATGATTACAAAGTAAATTACACAGATGTATATTCGCAAGTAAGATGTTGGGACACATTAATTTATAATCATCTATTAAAAAAAAATATTATTATACCACCTAGAGAAGAACAAATAAAAGATTCCCAATATGAAGGTGCATATGTAAAAGACCCACAACTAGGTTTACATAAATGGATTGTATCGTTTGATTTAAACTCACTTTATCCACATTTGATTATGCAATACAATATAAGTCCTGAAACATTTGTTGGTGTTGAACCAAAGGCAGTTGGTGTAGAAAACTTTTTAGAAGAAAAATTAAATCTCAAATGGGCAAAAGAACGTGATGTTACTATTGCACCAAACGGCGCTATGTTTAAAAGAGATAAACAAGGTTTCTTACCTGAACTAATGGAGAAGATGTATAACGAAAGGGTTATATTTAAGAAGAAGTCTATAGAGGCAAAAAAAGAATATCAAAAGACAAAAGACCCTATCTATAAAAATGAAATTAGTAGATGTCACAATATACAGATGGCTAAAAAGATTTCGCTTAACTCCGCTTATGGTGCAATCGGCAATCAATACTTTAGATACTTTGATGTAAAACAGGCAGAAGCAATCACACTAGGTGGTCAGTTATCTATTCGTTGGGTAGAGCGTGATGTAAATAGATTTATGAATAATATTTTAAATACAAACAATGTAAATTATGTTGTTGCGTCTGATACAGATTCTATCTATCTAAAATTAGATAAACTTGTTGAAAAGGTTTGTAAGGATAAAACGCCACAACAGATTACAGATTTCATAAACAAAGCATCTGAAGAAAAAATACAGAAAGTTATTGATGATAGTTTTGGCAATCTTGCAAAATATGTAAATGCTTATCAACAGAAAATGATTATGAAACGAGAAGCAATTGCTAACAAGGGTATATGGGTTGCTAAAAAAAGATATATGATGAATGTATTTGATGAAGAAGGTATTAGATTTGACATACCTAAACTAAAAATTATGGGTGTTGAAGCAGTTAAATCATCTACACCTGAAGTATGTAGAGGTAAAATTAAAGACGCTATTCGTGTTATAATGAATAAAAATGAAGAAGACCTAATTAAGTTTGTAAATGAATTTAAATCTACATTTAACACATTATCATCCGAAGAAGTTGCTTTTCCTAGGTCTTGTAATAATTTAGATAGATATATAAACTCATCACAAATTTATAACAAAGGTACACCTATTCATGTAAAAGGCGCTTTGATTTACAATCACAATATACATAAATACAAGCTCGAAAGAAAATATCCTTTAATAAGAAATGGCGATAAAATTAAATTTCTAATGTTAAAAATGCCAAATACAGTTAAAGATACAGTTATTTCTTTTGCTACAAAAATACCACAAGAATTTGAATTACACAAGTATGTTGATTATGATATGCAATTTCAAAAAACATTTACTGATCCATTAAGGTTTATACTTGACTCTATTGGTTGGAAACTTGAAAAAGAAGCATCACTAGAGGATTTCTTTCAATGAAAATTATAAATCATAAATCTAGTTTGTTTGTACAACAGTTCCCTAATTTTAGTGTTCACAAAAAGATAATATTAGACTTAATATCTAAAATACCTTCGACAAAAATGAGTACCGAGTGGGAAAACATAAATAACACAGATTGGGAACTACCTAAAGATTATAAACGAGAATATTTAGATTACTTTTATAAACATATCAGAGGCTTACTTGATAATATAACGCATTATATGGGTATGACTAGATATGAAATAACAGCTGGTTGGTATCAACAATATTATAAAAACAATTTTCATAATTGGCATGTGCATCCCAACTGTCACTTTACAAATGTTTTCTTTTTAGAACTTCCAGATGTAAAATATAAAACACAAATTTACAATTCAAATGGAGAAATAATAAAAGTTGATGCAAAGGAAGGAGATGTTATAACATTTCCTGCATATTTAAACCACAGATCAGATATTATTGAAACAGAAAACAGAAAAACAGTTATATCGTTTAATTTAAATTTTTTAGATACAAATTATGCTAAAATTAATGATACAATTAACAAACTATAGAGAAATGATAAACAACCTAATACTTTTATACCTTTCAGTTTTTGTTTTTTTTCAATGGGGTCAAAGAATTGCATTAACAAGAATACGAACAGAGGCATTTTTAATTTTGATATTATTATTATGGACATTGATAAAAAATATAGCGTAATATACGCAGACCCACCTTGGTCTTTTAAAACTTATTCTGATAAAGGTAAGGATAGAAGTCCAGAGAATCATTATTCTACAATGAACTTTAAAGACATTTGTAATCTACCTGTAAACAATATTGCTAACGATAATTCAGTTTTATTAATGTGGGTTATTGATCCATTGTTAGATAAGGCATTTAAAGTAATAGACGCTTGGGGATTCAAATACAAGACAGTAGGATTTACCTGGGCAAAAACTAATAGAAAAAAATTAGGATTCTTTACAGGTCTAGGATACTGGACAAGAGGTAATCCTGAAATGTGTTTACTTGCAACTAAAGGTAAACCAAAACGAATCAGTAAATCAGTACCTCAACTAGTAGTAGAACAGCGTAGAGAACATAGCAGAAAACCAGACATAATGTATAATCATATAGAGAACTTATTAGACGGACCCTATATAGAATTGTTTGCTAGAACTAAAAGAAAAGGTTGGGATTGTTGGGGAAATCAAACAGATAAGTTTTAATTATGCTCTTGACTCTTTCTCTATTATATGTTATAATGATCTATGCTTTTATAATGTGGTTATTAGTGAAATGGAACAATGAGTAAAGTTACAATTATAGATAATGTATTACCTGATAGTGCTTTTAGATTTCTACATGGATTTCTAACAAGACAACCTATTTGGAATTTAGATATGTGGTCAGATGAAAAGAATTATAGAATTGCTGGAAGAGTTTTATATGATAGTTATAGTAATATAAATTCAGAAACATCAGCACAAGCCTTATGTACTATGGCATATTGTTTTATTGCTAATAGGGCTAATTTTATATCATCAAACGTAAAAAGAATACATATCGGAGGTAAAGTCGGCCCTCAAAAAGATATTTTACATACAGATGAACAAGACAAAGATACCTACTCCGTTCTATACTATTTAACGCCTGATTGGGAAAAAAGTTGGGGCGGACAAACAATAGTTGATAATGAAAAAGTTGATTATGTTTCTAATAGAGCAGTAATATATCCATCACACCTACTACATGGCGGAATGTCAACAAAAACACCTGTGTTTAGAACTTATGTAAATTATATTGTTAAAGGTAAGGAATAGAAAATGAGTTTAGAAAAAAGATTATTTAATTGGTTTAAACCGTTTGGTCCATATATTGTTAAAACAACAATTTCTAATGAAATGTATGAAACTTTATTAGATGCAACTAATAAAATTCGTAAAAACAAAAAATTAAGAAAAGAATATGATTGGCGAAATAAACTTGCAGGAAACATAAAAGAAGAATATGCTGTAGATAAAATTCTCTCTACAGATGATTATAAAAAAGTCTTGCAGGAGTTAATTTGGATGGCAAAATACTATTTTGATAGAGGTGGTGAAGCTCATAACCAAAACGATAATGTTAACGTATCATTACAAGATATAAGAGTACAAGGACCTCCGTGGGTAAATATAATGAAAAGTGGCGAATGGAATCCTAATCATATTCACAAATCACATTTATCATGCGTTGCATTTATTAAAATTCCAAAAGAAATAGAACAGGAAAATAAAAAGTCAGACTCTTCAAACAAAAGCAACATGCCTTCGGCAGGTAGACTACAATTTTTATATGGTGAAGATATTGATTTTTGTAGAACTGGATTAGTTATAGAACCAAAAGAAAAAGACATATATTTTTTTCCAGCAAGATTAAAACATGCAGTTTATCCATTTAAATCAAATGTAGAAAGAATGTCAATGAGTTGTAATTTTTATTCGGATAAATATGAATCTTTAAAATTTTAACATGAGTGATTATTTAAACAAATATAATGGTCAGTTACCTATAATGGATCAACAAACATTTGAGCGTATTACAAATGATATAGGTAAAGAACAATTTAGATTGGATTTAGCAGATTATATTGCTAAACATAGACCAGAGTTTCCTTTAAAAGAAATATCTTATGAGGCAATGCGACAAGCATTTAAAGGTCTACAAAAACAAGATGTGTGGCAATATGCAAAACCATTAGAACAGTTAGAAAAAAATGTCAAAGAAAAATATAATGATTACAAATATAATTTTAAAGAATATGGTCTAGGCATTATAGATGCACCATCTATTTACAATGATGTGTCAAATCATTTTCATCAACGTTTAAGATTGAATTGTAGTAGCTTTGGCTTTAAAGCACCATTAGATGTGTGGCAAAATGGTACAGCAAAAGATATATGGCGATGTCTTGGTCCTATCTGGCGTGGAATTAATGGTATGAAACCAGTACAAGTTGATGGTAAAGAAGAATTAAGAGGTGGTAGATTAGATGATAAGAGTTATCTATCTGCCTTTAGATTAGGTACATATATTGCAACACAATTTAAACCGAATGTTGCAAAAACAATATATCAAATGACTAATGCTAAAAGAGTATTGGACACATCATGTGGTTGGGGCGATAGACTTGCAGGTTTCTTTGCTAGTGATGCTGAAGAATATATTGGTTGTGATCCCAATCCTAACACTTACAAACAATATTTAAAACAAGTAGAAACATATAATAGTTTCCTATCTAAACCTAAAAAGGTTACAATTTATAACTGTGGTGCTGAAGACTTACCTTGGGATCAAATAGAAAATATAGATTGTACATTTACAAGTCCACCATACTTTTCTACAGAAAGATATAATGAGGGTGGTGAAAAACAAGAAAATCAATCATGGTTTAAATTTGATGAGTATTCTAAATGGCGTGATGACTTTTACTTACCTGTATCTCAAAAGGCTTTTGAAAGATCAAAGCACATGTTTATTAATATTATGGATCCTAATATAAAAAACAAAAGGTATTATAGTAGTGATGAACTTGTTGATAGTTTAAAAGATCACTTTGTAGGTCAAATTGGTATGAGAATAATGCAACGACCTAAATCAGATAAACTATTTGAAAGTGAAGAAGAAAGATTTGAGTTTATGAATCGAATATATATTGAAAATGTGTGGTGTTTTGCAAAAGAAAAAATAGATTACTTTAGACACAGTAGAAGGGCAACGTTATTTTAAATGATAGAAATAAAAAGAAAAGATTTACCATATAATTCACACTTAACAATTTTTGAAAAAAAAATTAATGACTCTGAAATGGATGAACAGATTATTAAAATGATAGATAAGCAAAAAGATAAACAGAATAAATCTACTAGAGTTAAAGCTCAAATGACAGAATGGCAAATGTGGAATCATACAGGTTTTAACAAATTAGCAAACATTATAATCGAAACTATACCAGAAATAACAAAGACAAAGTATGAGTTATCGGGTTTTAAACCTAGCATTATTGATATGTGGGGATTGAAGTATAAAAGCGAAGAATATGCTGAAGAACATCATCATTGGCCAAGTGCATGGTCAGTAGTTTACTTTGTAAAAGGTTCAAAAGATTCACCAGGATTATTTTTTCCTGAAATGGGAGAACAAGGTGGAGAAAGAACATTTGAACCAGGTTTACTAATGTTCTTTCCAGGATATGTAAAACATTCAGTAAGACCTAAATCATTTGAGGGTGAAAGATATGTTGTTGCTTGTAACATAGAGGAACTTAAAAAATAACTATGATAGATAAACTATTCACATTTTGGAAGAAAAGAGAGAAGCCTAAAATAACTTGGTGGTCTATGATAGAAGGACTTGAAAAGGTAGTACCTATTGTTCCAGCAAAAGAGGTTATCCCAGATTGGTGGAAAAGAGTTGATAGAATGCTTGATAATCGAGTTAAAAACAAAGGTTCAATAAAAAATTGTCCATCAATGCCTGAATTTCTTTCAAATGGCTTTGTTGTGCCTTTATGGTGTGATTTGAAACTTAGAATAGATAATGAAAAATTTGAATGGGAAACACCAATCAAAACATTTAATTTTGATGTTCATCCAGATAAACAATTTAGAGATTGGATACCGAAACATGTTAAAGATAACACATCTATGGTGTTAAAGGCTTTATGCCCTTGGCATGTTAAAACACCAAAAGGATGGTCTATGTGGCAACTTCCAATGTATTATGATTTTAATCCTATCTTTGAGGTTTTACCTGGTACTATTTGGACAGATGTACACCATGAAATTAATCAACAAATGATGATGAAAAGATATGGTGAATTTGTAATAAAAAGAGGTACACCATTAGCACTATATGTACCCTTTGAAAGAAAAAAATATGATTATGTCATTCAAGGGCCAACACCAGAAACTCTATCTTGGAGGGAAGAGTCCTTTATGAAAGCAAATACAAAATTTAAAGGTGGTTATAAGTTGAGTCAAGCACAAGCAAAAAAGTGTCCTTTTAATAAATAAATATGAATATGGCCATATCAAAAAAATCATATAAAGAATTAAAAGAGTATTGGGATTATCAAAGACTATTAGAATATAATAGAGAACTTTTAAGACATAGATTAAAAAATGTACAAAAAACTGTATTTTCTCAATATGGTGAAGTAGATACAACCAATATGTTTTATAACATATGGGATAAAATAAAAAGTAGTGACTATGAAAAACCCTCAAAAGAATGGATACCAAAAAACGAAAAATATAGATTTGAATGGGAAAACAAATCTGATAAAGTGGTACATGATGAATAGTAATGTAAAGTTATTTGACAATATACTACCTAAAGATTTAAATAATAAAATCATTTCACATCTATGTAACAACATATCTTGGAATATAGCCAGAGAATACAAAAAACCTTTTGATGTACTAATGATTGATAAGACAAGTCTAGGATTTAGTTATGATAGTATTAATAAAAATGAAAAACAATTAAATCATGTAGCAAAAGTAATAAGTGACCACATATTTAATAAAATTGGTTTAATAGGAAAATTAAAAAGAGTTATGTGGAATATGTACTATAAAAATCAAAATTCTTTTATTCATATAGACGAAGACAAAAACAATCATATTTCTATTATATACAATCTTCACAATACCGATGGCGGAACAAAAATTGATAATATTTTTTACAGAGATAAAGAATCACAAGCAAAAGTCTTTAATAGCAATATTCTTCATCAAGGTATTGGACCTACAGATGATAATGTTAGGTTTAATCTAAATATGGTAATAGAAACAAATACAAAGACGCTTGACAAAATAAAACAATTTTGATATAATAGACACATAATAAGGAGATAATGTATGAGTGACTTTTTAAAAGACATAATCAAAGAAACAGGTAATGAATATGCAACCCTAGTAAGTGAGGGTGTAGAAGCAGGTGATGTAGATAGTTTTATAGACACAGGTTCTTTAGCATTTAATGCTTTACTGTCTGGTTCAATCTTTGGTGGTATGCCATCAAACAAAATAACAGCAATTGCAGGTGAAGCTGCAACAGGTAAAACTTTCTTTGCATTAGGCATTGTAAAAGCATTTTTAGATAAGAACAAAGACGCAGGTGTGATTTACTTTGAATCAGAAAGTGCGTTAACAAAAGATTTAGTTGAAAGTCGTGGTATTGACAGTAAAAGAATGGTCATAGTACCAGTTGCCACAGTACAAGAATTTAGACATCAATCAATTAAAGTTATTGACAAATACCTAGAACAAGACGAGAAAAGTAGAAAACCTATTATGTTTGTTTTAGATAGTTTAGGAATGCTATCTACTACAAAAGAAATGGAAGATACTGCTGAAGGCAAAGAAACAAGAGATATGACAAGAAGTCAAATTGTTAAGGCCGCATTTAGAGTATTAACTTTAAAACTTGGTAAGGCAAAAGTGCCAATGATTATGACTAATCATACATATGATGTTATCGGCTCAATGTTTCCTCAAAAGGAGATGGGTGGTGGTAGTGGATTAAAATACGCTGCAAGTAACATTGTATACCTTTCTAAAAGAAAAGAAAAAGACGGAAAAGAAGTTATTGGTAATATAATTCATTGTAAAAACTATAAGTCAAGGTTGACAAAAGAAAATGCTTTAATTGATGTTAGATTAACATATAAAGATGGCCTTGATAAGTATTATGGACTATTAGACCTTGCTATTAAACATAACATATTTAAATCTGTTTCTACTAGAATAGAATTACCAGATGGATCAAAACAATATGCTAAAACTATCAATAATGAACCTGATAAATTCTTTACTAAAGATATTCTCGCTCAAATTGACGAGGCAGCCAAAAAAGAATTCCTCTATGGTGCAGAATAAAAAGAAATACATTTTTGCCCAAAGAGATGTAGATGATTTTAGCTGCATTAAGATTGTAGAGGATGGACCTTACAAAGATGTAATTTATACTTATGGACAAGTTAAATTTGCGTCTGAG